CTGAGAGATCAGAATGTTTCCCTAGGCGCGTCCGCCTCTCTATTGATTCATGAGTTAATTCACATGATCAATGGCTCCGACTACAAAACAACTTATTTAAGAGACGCATACTTGTCAAAGTATGCGGATCCATCTCCTGAAACTCAGCTACAGCGGCGTTCTGCCGCTATAGAAAAGTGGAAAGAGACTGAGTTGCTAAATGCTATTACGAACGCTCGCCTGCGTGACATGGACATGGATTTTAATATCCTACCTCGTCTCACAGCTCGGCGTTTCCTAAAGCATTGTCGGGGAACTATCTCGGCTATCCTGGGTTCCCTCAATGATCAAATTGTGATCGGAGGGTTCTCGGGAGGTGCGTCGACTAGTTGCCGCCGAACTCGGTCCCATCCGGGATTCAAGTTCAGCGACAAGGCTGATGTCACCGAGGAAGCTATGCCTTACCTGGATGTTCTATTCAGGGAGGCCCCGCTTCTTCGGAAGTACAGCAACTTCTCTTCTCTTAGAGAAGTAGATGGTGCTGTACTCTTCACCGTTCCTAAGAAAAGTGATATTGACCGATGCGCTTGTAAAGAGCCTGACATCAATATGTATCTCCAACGCGGAGTCGGGAAACATATTCGTTCCCGCCTTCGTCGTAACGGTGTCGACCTAAACGATCAGAGCATAAACAGATCTTTAGCTCGTGAGGGTTCCATAACTGGAGACCTCGCGACTATTGATTTATCTTCTGCTTCTGATACTGTCACGGTTGGCCTCGTTCAACTGCTGCTACCCACACCTTGGTTCTTATACTTAAATGATATAAGGTCACGGAAGGTAACAGTAGATGGCGATACGTTCACTACTGAGATGTTCTCAAGTATGGGTAATGGCTTTACGTTCGAATTAGAGAGTTTACTCTTCTATTCGATTTGTAAATCCGTACTTTACTTCGAGGGCATCAAAGGTCGTCTTTCTGTGTATGGTGATGATATCATATGCCCCTCAAAAGGCTATGATATGATCATATGGGCTCTGTCTGTGTTTGGGTTTATCCCTAACAAAGAAAAGAGCTTCTCTACAGGCTTCTTTCGAGAATCCTGCGGAGGCCATTACCATCATGGTGAAGACGTAACCCCTTTCTACTTGAAACGACCGGCTACTAAGCTTACGGATCTTATCCGTATAGCGAACCAGCTTCGGAAATGGGCACTCTGCCCATCTTCAGGTCGTGAGATCTCAGTTGTCGATTCCACGATTTTCGTCCTGTGGAAAAGACTTCGGGATCTCGTTCCAAGAGTCCTTTGGGGTGGTTCTGACCTTGAAGTAGATACCCAACTCGTGACGTATGATCC